ACTACTACGTCTACCGTGTAGTCTACCAGCTATACACAGGATACCAACTGCAGAAAGGCGATGTGGTCCGCCATACGTGCGACAATTCGTGGTGCTGCAACCCATACCACATGCTCATAGGCACTCAGGCTGACAACGTGAAAGACATGCTCGACCGCGAACGTGTTGGCATGAAGCACTACCAAGTCAAACGAATAATGCAGATGCTTGAAGTCGGTTGCACTGCTAAGTTCGTTGCTGCCAAGATGCGTGAAGGTTATAACTTCGTAGTAGATGTTAGCGTGATAAAGAAGATCAGACTACGTACTATCTACAAGCACATTCCGTGGCCTTGGGGTGATGCATATGTAGAAGCACTCGCTCGTAGAAAGGCTGAACTTGCTTCTGTTTCTAAACCTGCTATACTTACTAATACTAACAACCCCTCAGACGGAGATGACGACAATGGCGAAGACAACGACGAAAACACTGTCGAGTGAAAGCGACAAACTGCCACTTGAAGCAAGAGCTATACAATGTATAGCTTCTCTGGAAGCACCAAAGACTACACAGGACAGTGTAGATCAGCTAGCTGCCGAACTGAGTGTAGCTTCGTTGTTGAGAACACATGCGGAGAAGCGCTATGAAGCAGTCAAGCGTCGTGTAGTGACTGACTACGAAGAAGCTATCAGTCAGTTGCGAGAGAACGCAGCAGCTACGATGACAAAGACTGCTACTACGATCATGGGTGAAGACTATTGCATCTCACTCAATGCCAACAGACCTGCAATGCGTGTAGACACTGATGAACTACGTACAGAGCTAGTCCGCATGGGTGTCAAAGTTGATTTGATTGACAAAGCAATCAAGCGTGTCACCAAGAAAGCTACACCAGCACTCATCATGAATGCGGCACCTCTTACAGTGGAATAAGCCAAATGCCTGACGACAAGAACAACGTCGTCAAACTTCGCCAACCTACTGCCAAAAGCAGTAGCGTTGGCGGAAGTGTTGATGAAGCTATCAGCCCAAAGTCATTCCTTAACATGACACAAGTCGAGCAGGACATGTTCCTACAGCAGCTACGCGAGAGAAGAATGCGCGTAGTTGAAGTGTTGAAGCAAGCTGCAATAGCTAGACAACAAGCTAGTAGTGTAGCATCTGCAATAAAGCTAGAGCGAAAGGCTGAGACAGTACAACGTCTTCTCGATAGAGCTACTAAAGCTCTCGATAAGTTAGAAGAAGCCGTGCACGGTCTACGTGCACTCACACTGCAACACACAGACACAGACATTACAAAGGTGTAACTCCTATGCCCACTTATGTGCAGAGAGCTAGAGATGTACGCTTCTTGATTAAAGAACACGGAGTAGAACGCGGCTTGATTAAAGCTGTCGAGCGTTTGAGTGAAGACAACGAGATGATGCGTCAAGAGCTAGCTGAGTTCGCTCGCACCATCAACACAATGTCTAACATCGTCGCTGACATTGCAACAGTTGGCGCTAAGTTGAAGAATGACTTTGAACTAGTGCGTAAGAAATTCCACCCTGACAATGAGGACATACAATGAGAGCATTCACAATGTACAGGCGCGACATGTCCAATGCGCCACACACCACTGAACAGAAGAACGATCCTGACAAGCCGCAGTTTGAGGGTGTAGTCTTCAGCGATGGTCGCGTAGCTATCCGTTGGCTGACAGCTAGAGGCAGCACTGCTGCGTGGGATAGCATGGACGACATGTTAGCCATACACGGTCATCCTGAGTACGGCAGTGAACTTGTGTGGCATGACGTAGTAGTAGGAGCAGCACAATGAGTGAGTTCAAACGCTACACACGCAGAGCATACGCCGAACTGCGTCCATACATCGTCGGTGAAGATGTGACTGACATAAGCGTATCTGTGTTCGACAAGAAACATGGCTCACCGAAAGCCGGTGATTACATCGCTCGCAATCCACAGGACCACTCTGACCAATGGCTAGTCAGCGCTGCTTACTTTGCAGCTAACCACTTTGAGTTAGCGCCATGAGTGTGTGGAACCGTTGTGATGTATGTGGCAAGTTCATAGCACTAAAGGACTTTGACAATGGTGCTATACGTACATTGCTGACGCCTGATAGTGAGCTAACCAAAGAGACATATGAGACATTGTGCATAAAGCACGCCAAGGGTGAGAGCAATGCTAATCAAACCGACTACAGATAAGACGCTGCCTTGGGTAGACTACTCTACGTTGTCTGCCGTTAATGTTTGCCCGCGATGGGGCCTCATTCACAACTGGCACGGCAAACATTTGCCTAGCGGGGTAGAGCGTGTATTACCTTTGGAAGCTGGTCGCGCTATGCATGATGTGTTTGCTTGTGCACGCTTATTTGACTTACTAACAAGTATACCCAATGAGCCAAACATTCAGGCTGACTACATTCCTGTGAAACTGAAAGCAGTCAACGTCTACGCGGAGCGTCTATTCAACACACCACAGGAGCCTAGACGTTGGGAACAAGCTATGCGCTACTTCAACAATAGTCAAGATGCAGAGACACGCTGTATGCAGATGGCACTCAGCTTGCTAGAAACTAGTGGCTACCATGACGATCCACGTGACAACAAACGCACGCAAGCTAACCTTGAGAGCGCTGCTATCTCCTACATACAACGCTACCCACTTGGTCGTTTCATTCCTATCTGCGATAGTGAAGCTAAACAGATAGGCGTTGAAGTACCTTTTGATGTAACGCTATATAAGGATGACAGCACACCTATCATCCGTCTAATAGGTCGCGTTGACGCAGTGTGCATAGACACACTACGTCCTAGTGACAAGACACCTGCAGTACATGAGAACAAAACAGGCAGTCGTATAGACACCGTATGGAGTACTAGCTTCGACACTAGTCATCAAGTCACTGGCTACTGCATAGCTATGTCCACTGTCCTAGGTATGCCTATCCATGATGTAACCATGTGGGGTCTACAGATACCAGTACCAAAAGCTAGCAGCTACAGCGATGGCATCATGCGCTACCCTACACACCGTGACGGTGCGTCGTTCTACGAATGGTTCTTGTGGGTAGAACACACGTTAGAGATGATAGATCGCTATGAAGCCGATCCTACTAACGCACCGATGTACACTCACTCATGTAGCCGTTACTTCCGTAGCTGCTCACTAATCCCGCTGTGTACAGAGACACGTGAGCGGCGTAAGCACATCTTCGACAATGAGATGGTAACAGAACGGTGGTCGCCGTTAGAACAAGACAACCTGCTATAGCTGCAACTTGCATGTGTTCCTACATGTGCTATACTATGTGAAGAATAGGGAGACAGAAGTGGAACTAAAGATAGAACATCCAACTGACACCGTTGCACGCTTCTCTTGCATCCTATGGGGTGACAGCGGTAGTGGTAAGACAACACTCGCAGCAACAGCCCCCGGTCGCAAACTCTTTCTCATGCTAGACCCTGATGGTGACATGAGTATTCGCAACATGCCCGACTGGCATCGTATCAATCTCTCTAAAGAAAGCAGCGTCGATATTGTCAAGGAAGGTATGAAGCCTGACCCGTATACATTGTATACGCTCTTGGCTGACTTTGACACCTTGATAGTCGATAGCCTTACCAAGTTCAGCGAACACGCCCTTCAGTACGCCGTACGTGTCGCTCCTAAGTCTAGCATCGAGCAACCCGGCCTCAATGGGTATGGTCTGCGTAATATCTGCGTGTCTTCTCTTATCTCCAACGTACTCCGTATCACAGGTGCACTTAACAAGCACGTGATCTTCATTACGCACGAGAAGGACGCTGATCGTAATAACGACGGTGCAATCATCAGCGTCGGGATGCTGCTCGGTGGACAACTGCCGAACATCACGAGTAAGGACATAAGCGAGGTGTGGAACCTTCGTGACCATGCTGGCAAACGCTACATTGCTATACGTCCAGAACGCTTCCGCTCACCGATGAAAAGTCGTATGTTCGACATGACTGCAGCGACCAACTTCGAGTGGAAGTACAACTCCAACAACCAAACAGGGCCAGGTATAGCTACGTGGTGGAGTGCGTTCGTAGATGGTGGACACAAGAAGCTCTCCATTCCTAAGTAAGACCTACTAGCCCTAGTTATTCCGAATACACACTGAGCTAACCGTAGCGGCTTGTTAGCTCTACTATAGTGTGTATAACTACAAGTGCCGCTGTAACGAAAGGAGGCCCAACATGGGCTTGTTAACTTTTAGTCAGTCTATAGCAGACGCCGAAGCTCCCCCGCAACTTCCTGCTGGTGAGTACAAAGCAGTCTGTACTGCTGCTCAAGACAAGGTTGCTGCATCATCTGGTAATCCTATGCTGACACTGACACTGCAAGTTCCTAGCAGCGAGTTCCCTGCTGACTTCGATCCCGGTGACGGTGTTGATGCACTCACGTTCACACTCAATGTTGTGTCGCGTGACATACCGGCTGACCGCTGGCGTATGAAGAATACCTGTAAGGCATTCGGTGTACCCATGTCTAGCAGCATCGACCCTAACGACTTCGTTGGTCGTGAGGCACGTGCACGTATCCGCATGGGGCAGGACTTGGAGAAGAACCCACGTGCGGAAGTCGGACAGGTGTTGCCTCTCTAACTCCTGTGTGCTACCACACTATAGCTAGGTGGCAATAACGCCACCTAGCACTTTCCTGTAACTCTTGCAAGAGGTATTTGCATCATGGCAACAATGCCACGCCCCGCAGGGGCAAAGAAGCCTGTTAACCGTGCACCTCAGAAGCGCACATTCCACTTCTTCATCAAGGTTGTTGACGAGAGTGGCAACCCTATTCAGGGTGCGAAGCTGAAAGTCGAGCGTATCATCACTGACGCTCGTAAAGTGATTGAGTTCATGGATACTCCTGACTACGCGGACATGGGGCTGACACGTGTTAAGCACGAAATCATCTCCACCAAGCGTGGTGAGCAGGACGGAGCTACGCAAGTTGGCTAGGCTAATCCCTATTCAGCAATAGGTATTGCAAACACCTAGCTGACAAGTGTGGAGCAACGCCGCGTAGGAGTGAGTATCCCCACTAATGCGCGGCGTTGTCTATACAATGTATAACTAAGCGCGAAACCTAGCGCTGAAAGGACATACGATGGAGTTGGACCTAGAGCAAAGGCTCGCTGTAGAGATGTGTGCTGACGCTACTAAGAGACTAGTAGCAGTAACAGGTGAAGCGGGCACTGGCAAGACTACAATCATCAAGCGCGCATGTGACATACTCAAAGAACAAGGTGCTAGCTTCACGATAGCTGCACCTACAGGCAAGGCGGCTAGACGTATACGTGAAGCAACGGGCTACCCTGCACAGACAATCCACAAGCTGCTAGAGTTCAATCGTCCTGACGTTGACGAAGAAACTGGTGAAGCTACCAGCGTCAGTCAGCCTAGCCGCACACGTACGCGTCCACTAGACGAGAAGTTCATCATAGTTGACGAATATGCAATGGTCAGTACAGGACTGCATCGTGATCTTGTTAGTGCTATTCGCACTGGCGGTTGTCTACGCGTGTTTGGCGATGTACGGCAGCTACCCCCTATAGAGAACAACGAGCTAGCTGACCCTACATCACCGTTCCAACGCTGCTTGGAGATGCCTAACACCTTCACGCTCAACAACATCTATCGTCAAGCTGAAGGCAACGGTATCATTGAAGCTGCTCGACGCATAACTCGCGGTCAGTTCTTCACCAGCAACGAAGATGTTAAAGTAATAACACACGACGCAGTGTTACACTCTTTGTATGGTCAACTAGGTGGTGACAAAGCTATTGACTGGTGTGACTTGAACAATCAAATCATCTCACCAGCACGCAAGTCTGACATAGGCACTGTGCGTCTTAACAGCATACTACAAACACGCTTCAATCCTGAGATGCCCGGCAAGACAGAGCTACCTAGGAACAAGTGGGAGGTAAAGAACCGTGTCTTTGTTAGCATCGGAGATAAGGTCGTATGCAACACGAACAGTTACGATCTGCGTGATTACACTGAGCGCTTCACTGAGTATGACGGTAACGGCGTGGGTCTTATCGGCAGCTTCATACCGTGTCCAGACACAAAGCAGATGCTCAACGGCGAAGTCGGACGCATTAACAGCATCGACGAATATGGTGTATTGGAGATCGACTTCGGTGACAGAGTGGTAGAGTTACCTCCACGTATCAATGACTACAACCTACGCAAACGCTTTCACTATCACTACGACCCGCGAAAGGCTATCGAACTTGCATACGCTTTGACAACTCACAAGTGTCAGGGGAGCCAGTATGACAACATCATCTACTGCATGGCTTCATGTGCGTTCTTTAATCTTAGCCGTCCTAACTTCTATACTGGTCTTACTCGTGCTGCTAAACATGCTACTGTAGTAACTGACCAACGCAGCTTCGCTACATCGCTCAAGTCAATGGGTTGGAAGCGGAGGAAGTGACATGACTACATTGCGGCGATGGACATATCAGGTGTTGCTTTGGTGTGGCTTAATTAAACCTGTAGAGTGGCACATGTGGACAGTATCGCAGGACATATCAGGCGCTCGCCTTTATAAAGACGGAGAGCTTTATGATGGCACCATAACTATTAACTTCTGGCTAGGAACACCAACATGAACACTGCAGAACTACGTGAGCGCTTCACACTACAAGCACAGACTGCCGGCTTAGTAGTAGAGTGTGCAATGGGAGGCACTGTCAATGCAACATTAGCAGTGATAGCTGAAGCTCCCGGTCGCAACGAAATAGTACAAGGCATCCCGCTGATCGGAGGTGCTGGCAACATACTGTGGAAAGCTATCCGCACATATGTACCTGAAGTCAAGCGTCACGAGTGCTACGTCACCAACGTAGTCAAGCGTCAAGTAGCATTCGACACAGACATAAACCGCAAACCAGTAGGCAAGCACGAGTTAACAGCGTGGCAGGAGCTACTACTGTGGGAGTTAGATCAACTGCCTAACCTGCAACACGTACTGTTGCTAGGCAACTACGCTGTTGAAGCACTTACAGGTCGCAAAGGTATCACTAACTGGCGTGGCAGTGTGTTAGAATGTACAACACTCAATCGCCCTGTCACTGCTGTGTGCACATTCAATCCAGCGTTCTGCGCCCGCGATCCTATGGCACACATCATCTTCGACATGGACATATCTGATAAACTCCGACCAGTGATCTTAGGCAAGTTCAAACCCCATGCTGTCAATGTACATATCAACCCCAAAGCTAAAGACGCGATCAGTTATATTCGTATGTGCCAAACATCTACTAGTCCCATTGCATCGGACATTGAAGTTATCAGCAACGAGACAGCTTGCATCGGCCTTGCTTCCTCACCGCATGAAGCGATGTGCATTGCGTTCCGTGACGAAGAAAAGAACCTATACAATGTACAGGAAGAACTCGAAATACGTCGTCGGCTCCAACAGCTATACACTGCGCCGACTGTACGCGTGGTGTGGCAGAATGGAGGCTTCGATATGGCGTGGCTATGGTTTAAGGACCGTATTCGTTGTAAGCCAGCCTACTCCGACACTATGCTTGGTCATCATGTTCTCTACCCTACCATGCCGCATGACCTCGGATTTATCGTTAAGCAGTACACTACACACCCATTCTACAAGAACGAGAAAGACGAGTGGCGACATACAGGTAGTGTGGATAACTTCTGGAACTATAACGGTAAAGACTGTGCACTCACACTTGCGTCGAATGCACACATCATTGCGGAGCTACGCACGCAAAAGCTTGACAAGTTTTACTTTGAACACGTGATGCGTCTGCAGTCACACTTAGTGTTGATGACTGTCGGCGGTGTGCTGAATGATATGAAACTACGCGAACACATGCTCGACCAAAACACACCGGGGAACCTGTATGACGATTTGCAGCACAAGTTAGCTGCATTCTACGAAGCCTGTCGTGTAGCTGTGGGTGACGCAAACTACACTCCTAACCCTAACTCACCTAAGCAGATGGCAGAGTTGTACTTCAGTAAGCTGAAGCTAGTGGGCAGAGGTACAAGCACCGATGCAACTAACCGTGAACTAATGCGTAAGCATCCACGCACACCACCTGCGGCACGTGCTGTGCTTAACGCAGTTGACGCATACATAGAAGACGACAAGTTCTACTCAGTCTACGCCAGCGCGAAGCCTGACGCTGACAATAGGATGCGCTGCGACTACAGGCAGACCGGAGTACGTTCTGCGCCGGGACGACTGAGTAGCGCTCAAACGCTGTGGGGTAGCGGTGGCAATCTGCAGAACATTCCTGACCGCGCTAAAGAGATGTTCATTGCTGACCCTGATTGTTGCTTTGTCTACATCGACGGCTCCCAAGCGGAGGCTCGTGTAGTGGGCTGGCGCTACAACATCGCTACATGGATTGAGCAGTTTGAGCGAGCGAGGCGCGACGGCAGCTACGACTGTCATCGCGCACTCGCCAGTGACATGTTCGATGTACCGTACAACGAAGTTCCCGCCTTCGACCGTTACCCCTTGGACGAAGCTGCCGCGAAGCGTGATGGCATTAAGTACAGCGTGGACATGGCGGGGAAGCCCACTATCAGGTACATTGCTAAGCGCTGTCGTCATGGTCTTAACTACCGAATGATGCCTGATCGTCTAGCTCTAACAACTGGACTACCACTCTCTACAGCAAGTGAGGCGTTTGTCAAGTACCACAAGTTGACACCTGAGTTGAAGCTTGGTTGGGCAGCGGACCTAGAGCGAGTACGCCACGACCGTGCTATCTATAACGCATACGGAAGGCGATACGTTCAATTAATTCCGGTGACTGAGGAAAGTACCGAAGCCATTGTCGCCTTCTTCCCACAGTCAACTATAGGCGACCACATATGTCGTGTCATATATAAGTGTCACGATGATGACAAATGGCCGAAAGGTAAGGCCAGAGTAGCACTTAACACCCATGATGGCTTGATTGGAATTGCGCGCAAGGACGTAGCTAAGCAAGCACTACGTGTCATGGTCAAACACGCAGAGACACCGATGCTGATAAGTGGTAAACAACTAATCATCCCGGCTGAGTGCGGCATTAGTGTGCCGGGAGATGACGGTGTTCACAGGTGGAGTACGATTAAGAAGATCAAACAAGTGGACATTCGGTAGAGACTACTGCGCCGCAGGTTGCTCACCAGCTTGCGGCGCAGGACTACCAAAGCTCTCACGCATCATCTGATCTATTGTCTCTATCGTTACAGGACGACCACGTAGACGCGGTGCTAACTGTTGTCCGAACTGCTGACCAATCACCTGCTCCAAGTACTTCACAGCTAGATGCTGTTGTTGCATATTATCCTGCATCTTCATTATGACATTGTTCTGTCGTTGCCGCTTCTCATCTTGCGGCAGGTTATATGCTACAGTCAGCGACCTATTCTGTGCACTCAGATCGCGGTACTGCTGCCGCAGCTTACCGAGTACACCGCTAGGGTTCTGATACCCGTTGATGATATTAGCAACTTGCACTAGCGTTTCATCTGTCAACGCTTGCTCAGGCATACCACCTACCTGCCCCGCTAGCTGGCGCTTACGTGCTGCAGCCTTACCAACAGCGTCATTCCTCATGCCAACGATAGAGCGAATGTTGTTATTGTTCGCTGCTACATATTGCCATGCTGGTGTAGTGACACGGTACTTGTCTTCGTTCTGCCACACGAGCGGTACGTCAGGTGCACCACTAGCAGCACGCTCAACGAACGCGCCTGTAGCAGCACGCAACCCTGCAGAGAAATCTCTTGACTGCCGTAGTGTTTGCTTGCCGTCTATAGAGGTGTTGAACTTAGATGCATGCAGTAGTATGTCAGTGCTGCTAGCTAAGTAGCTACCCATAGCACCAAACAACCCATTCATTATCGCCACAGTAGAGTTGCTAAGCTGGCCTAAGTTAGTAGCACTCTCTGCTTGTGGACCAGCGCGGAACACATTGCCAGCAGTGCGGAAGATGTTGCCGCCTCTAGTATCAGCACCTTGTGGGTCTAGCTTAATACCACCCATGCCAAGCGCTGCTTGCAGTAGTGGTGGCATAGCAGGTGTCAAGCTCTCCAACCACAGCTTCGGTACATCAGGCAGTATCTTCTTCGGTGTAGCATCAGCAGGTATCATGCCCATCTGCTGCATCATGCCAACAGTGCCAGCTACAACACCGATCAAGTCAGGTGGCAATGTAATGCTGTAGTAGAGCTTGCGATTGTATGCAGGGTTCTCACCATTGGCCCATGCCCACAACAACTGCGGACTAGGTATATCTATAATCCTGTAGCGATCATACTCAGGTCTACGCTGCCACAACTGCTTGCGGCTTTCTTCATTCCAATAGGTGCGCCAGTAGAAGCCAGCACCCATAGCAGTCGTCATCATCGCCAGTCGTGGTAGTACATACTGTGCAGTCTCAGGACCAAACATGTTACGCAGCAAGTGATACGTTCCTAACTTGGTCTGTGATAGATAAGGAAACGCAGCTTCCAGATCACGTGCGCCCTTAGCGGCTGGCACTAATGACATATCACCACCGACAGTACGTGTCTCATGCATCAGTCGTACTATCTCATTCTTCGGTATCTTGTTAGCACCTCCATACTGCCTTGACAGCAGATAGTGGTTCTGCGTGTAGTATGGCCGCGAGCCGCCTAGATAGATAGCATCAAGGAAGCCTTTGTAGAATGCATAAGCACCGCGCATAGTCTGAGGCATCATCTCGCCTATCATCGCGTAGGCATCGCGCACATGTGCTACATTGTCCGTAGACCTAATGCCATGAGTAGCACCACCGCGCATCATCTTCAGCGTTGCGAAGTTCTCTGTCCATGCAGCGATCTGTACAGCCTTCTTGACCATCGCTTGATATGTAGCTTCACCAACCATCTGTCTAAATGCATTGAATGGCAACTGTGCCTTCAACGCGTCAGCTACCTTACGTGCACCTGCCCACACCATGAACTCAGTTATACTAGCAAGTGCATGATAGGGCGCAGTGACTAGCACAGTGGGGTCTAAGATCATGCCGCCGATGTACTTAGCAATCGGAGCAGGTAAGAACTTGTGCATGTTGTAGCTAAGTGTACCATAAGCACGATCAGCAGGGCGGAACAACATCTGCATCATGATGTTGTACAACGCACCCTTCACGGCAAAGACAGGATTGCCCGCGCCAGTAGTGAAGTACTTGAACCAGTTGCTAGTACTCTGTGCATTCTGCATTAACCCACTCATCTTCACAGGGTCATGCCGTAGTGCTAGAGCTAGCTCACTATCTCCGAACTCCCACAGACGCATTCGCCCGTTCTGCCACTCAGGCACATAGCGTGGGCTGTCCATCAGTGCGCGTAGCTTGTCATTCTTCTGTACATCAGGAGCATCGGTCCAGTGTCTACCTGTGTGTGGATTAGGTTCAACCCTCATGTAGCCGTTCTTGAGAAAGTCTGACTTACTGCCATCAGGATTAGTGGCGAACTTCCTGATAAACTGATTACGTGCATCTTGGTGTGCTAAGCCGCGATGTGAGTTGATCGTATACTCTAGTATAGCTGAGCGTGGGTTCTTAGCTGCAGTAATGCGTGTCTCTGCTTTCAAGTTAGCATCGACCTTAGGCACCTCTAGTGCTAACTCACGAATAGGACTTTCCCTACTCAGCGCACTACCAGTACCTTCAATGCCTTCAGTTTGCGCTCGCTTAACACTACGTACAACACTGCGACGTACACGCTCCAATCCAGTAACACCGCCGAGAGGATCAGAGATTAGTGGTGTGTAGAACTCATCAAGTCTACGCAACTCATTAGCATAGCCTTGGCTCATCCTGCCACTCTGCACCTCATTCTTGATGACAGTATCCGCCCATGCTTTGTGTGCATCTCTAATACGCACAACAGCAGGATCAGTGCTATTCCTGTAGGCCATAGCAAATGCATCGACTTGACTACGCGGTATATCAGGCAACGCTATACGTGCGCTCTCATCTTTGTCATTGCGTATGCGCTTCAAGTCAGCGACGGCATTCTTGTACTCGTCACCTTTAGTCTTCATCCTAGCAATGCGATCAACCAGTGCATCTTCAATCCTATCGTAGCGAGATTTGACAGTAGAGAAGATCATGCCAGCTTCAGCAGCACGAGCACTGGCAGGAGGTGCACTTTGTATAGCTGCAAATAGGTCGTGCGTAGCTAGCTCTGTCTGTTGCCGAACAATGTCTTCTAGCACTGGACCTGTACTAGACCTAAACAACGCTTCACTATCTAACCGCTCTGCTGGTCTATGTACATTCAACTCCTGCAACATCGACGAGCCTTGCCCAATGTATTGATTGCGTAGCCTAGAGAACCCACTCACAAGAGCACTCTTATCCTCTAGTGCAGACGGAGCAGTAAGCTGTTGCTCATTCGTACCTGTGATGATAGCTTCGCCTGTCTTTGGCTGCGGAGCTACGCGTGTGTCGATGGAAGGCATGCTCTCCATCGCTTTCACTAGATCGCCAGTGTTAGCTTGCAGCGCTTGTGTGTGCCTACCACGCATAGCAGCTACAAATGCAGCCATGCCAGCAACAGTAGCAGCGCTAGTAACTAATGTACCAACGCCCGCGCCGTCATCTGCAGGAGTGAACGCTGTATCTTTACCCTGTGCAGCACGTACAGCTTGATCTATACCAACACCAACGGCAGCGTTAGCTGCGACGTTGATAGGAGTATAAGGAATAGTGACAGGAGTAGTCAGTTCAACAGCTTTAATACCCATCCTGCTAACAGGGTTATTAAGTAGCGCACGAGTGACTACATTCTTAGCTGCAGCAGTGCCGATCTTAGCAGGTATGCCAGCAGGACCACCGACTAGTGAAGCACCTAGTATCTCTGCAGCGCTGTCTGTCCAATCTCTTTGTTTCTCTGTACGCGTGTCGCCTACTACACCACGTGATATGTCCTGTGCTTTGGCAGCTATACCAATCCCACCCTTCAACTGCGTGAGTGAGAAGTCTTCAAACTCTTTGCTGTCCTGATACTCTTTCAACTTTGTGTAGACTTCATCTTCACTCATGTCAGGGTTAGCTTGTGCAATCTGCTGCGCTTTCAGGTTGAGATGATCTGTGATGTTCTTCTGTGCACCTTCAACTTGCATGGACTTACCGAACTCGTCCATGAACTTTGTGTCATTAGCGAACGAGTTGTACAACGCCTGACCACCTGCATAGATAGTCTCAGGTACACCGGCCCATGATGGGTATGCAGACAGCGCACCAGCAGCTATATCACCGCCATAGCGAGCAAGTGTGCCACGTTCTGCAGTAGGAGGCTTAGCGAGCGGAGTAGGATCAACGCCGTACTGCTCGTGAAATTCCTCCGCAGTCATGTAGCCTTCAGCATTAGGCATAGCTACTCTACCATCTTGAACAGTGGGTTGCCGTTCTCATCGTACTGCACATCTACCTGTCCCGGCTGCAACTGTGTGCCAGCAGGAGCTTGTGGTAGTGCGCCGACAGCACCTTTAGGCTGTATATTGAGTGGCGGTTGCTGTACTATGATCGGCGTACCACCGGGCATCTCTGCCTTCACCTTGCCAACTGCAACAGGTGCAGCAGTAGTAGGAATAGGTTGTTGTGGAGTAGACTTAAACAGGTTCTTAATCCATGATAGTACGTCAGGACCACTTCCTGCTGCTGAAGGATCGAAGTCAGGCGCAGCACCACCGCTATGTGTGTCGTAGATAGCTTCAGCAACCTTAGGTGCTGGCACAGGTAGAGGTGTAGGTGTAGACACAGGAGGTGCTTGCTGTGCTGAACGCTGTTCCATCATACGCTGCACCTGCGGCGGTACATTGTATGAAGGCTCCATAGGAACGGGCTTAAGAGCTTCAAGCAGTTTAGTAGTAGCATCACCTACTAGATCACCAGCACCTTGCACCACTTGTGTCATAGGATCGACTGAGCGTATGTCACGTGCTACACTCGCCGGTCCTTTGAGTATATCACCAGCAGCCCAACCAATGTCACCAGCTATCTCACCGCCTTTGGTTAGCAAGTCATCAGCAGCACCACGTATATCACGTGCACCTTGGCCGAGTGCTTCTAGTACATCACCAGCAGGAGGTACTACCACTCCCGGCGGTACATCACGTAAGCCACGCATCCCTGCAGCACTCTGCGGCGGTTTGGCAATAGGCAGCGGTATCTGCTCATCTTTAGATAGACGCGTAGCAGCACGCTCGTCCATATCATCTGCTGTATAACCGCTATCAGTCTGCACTTGCTGCGGAGTAGGAGCAGGTATAGCTTGTGTAGGTTGCTCACGCTCCGATGCTACCTGCGGAGTAGGTTGATTAGTTGTAGCAGTAGCTTCATCAGGCACAGGTGCCGTAGTAGGTACAACAGTAGGAGTAGTCGGAGCAGCTATCTGTTGCTTAGGCACAGTTGTAGGCTTCATACCAGCTATCAAGCCGGGAATAGCTGTACTAGGTATAGCTCCTTTCTCAACAATCGGCTTGTTATTACCCATCACAGCAACTTGTCCTGCTGCTGGTGCATTGAATGTAGCTACCTTCTCACCAGCGAACGGACGCATTTCTTCACTAGGTAGACGCGGAGGCGGCGGCGGTGTTTGTGGTGTAGCAGGTGTAGCTACCTTTGTAGTACCGCCACCACGCTCAATCTCTAACGCTTCAGGTCCAAACTCGAAGTGACCGAAGTCAGGACGACGCCAATCGCCGCCACTACGTATGCCTAGATCACTGAGTATCTGACCTAACACCTGCGGATTAGCTTGCACCCACTTAGTGAACGGAGCGCTAACACGATTGCGGCTACTCTGATTAACGTCAATGCTCATACCGAAGCCGTGCTGACTAGGTGTACGTGTGCCAGCTATCATTCTAGGTGCATAACCACCAATGCTACCAATCGGCGCACCAGCTTCATACAGCCGACTAATGAACTTGTCGGCTATAGGTGCTGCATCTCTATGCACAACAAACGATCGACCACTGCCATCTGGAAACGGAACGCTAACCATGTTAGCTTCATCGCGGAACCTATAACCTGTGCGCGGTGAGGCGTAGTTAGCACCCTGTGGCACATTAGCAGGAGGCCGCGGAGCGTTGGCGTCTGCTGTTGCTGTCTGTGTCTGTGGCGCATCCATGTATCTGAGTGCAGCCGAATGCCAAGGTGCTACCTTCTCTGTTGCCAACTTATCGAAGTACTGACCAACGGTCATATTCAACGGTATGTTGTTGTTAGCTAGTGTAGTAGCACCATCAACAACTCTACCATTGGGCAGCTTCGTAGGCATAATCACACTAGCAAGCGGCACATCTCTGTTCACTTGCAGCGCTTTAGCAATTCTCGGAGCATTGCCAGCGCCCCACATATGTGCCATGTAGTAGTATGGCATATCAGCGGAGCTATCAGTAAACTTACGACCAGCGAACTTCTCCATGTTTGTGCGATTGCGATCAATGTTAGCAGCAAGTGCGTAGCCCATCTTGTATGGGTCTTGTAGGTCTGCAGGTTTAAGACCATGCTCACGTGCTAACTCTTGTGTGAACTGAAAGAACCCACTAGCACCACCTGCTGACTTAGGATTAGTGCCGATGTTATAACCACCAGCGTTCTCTAGTCCTAGTGTCATCATGATGGTGCCACGCGGCAGCTTGAACTTCTGCTCTGCTTCATCCCACGCAGCGAGCAACTTAGGATCAATGTCTCTAAACCGTTGCGGTGTACCACGTGTAGTAGAAGGTAAGCGCGGATCGTTGTAAGCTGGCCTCTGCTGTCGTGTCTGCGCGCTCAGAGTGACAGTCTCATCAGGACCAGCTTGTGCGAAAGAACTTAGCGGATCATTCTGTGCAGTGTCTTGCTGTTGTGGTTGTTGTAGCGCACCGAACTTACCAATAGGCGGTCCAGTCGGTGCACTACCGGGAATAGCACCTTGCGGCTGTTGCATTGTAGGAGCCGCAGCAGGAGCAGGAGCACCGCTACCTGCACCACCACTACCAAGTGGAGCAGCTACAGGGGCATTAACACCGTCGCGGTAGTTGGGATACTTGCCAGAACGATCTGGACTACCGGGAGCGCCGAAGTCTTCATACATTCCACGTGTGTATTGGTCGCGTAGACCTAACATCTCCTTCATGAACTCTTGCTGACGTAGACGTTCTTCCTTACGCGCAGCAAGTGAGATGTACAGCTTAGTAAGAGCATCATTCGCTGCTGCCTCACGCGCCGCTATTTGCGACGTATAGTCAGGAGCGCCACCTGGCATAGTTCGTGCCATGTTTCACCTGTTAAGAGTACGAGAAGAAGTCACCTTCACCGCCTGTGTATATGTCACTATCACCACCACTACTGCTGCCGAAGCCTTGCACACCTCCGCGGCTGCCACCAGCACCACGCAGCGCACTAGCAAGAGCAGCACCGCCGCTGGCAACAGCATTGCCCCATCCCATGTTAGCTTGCGTGTAGTCTAGCTCGCCACCTTTCTTAGCAAACATACCAGTTGCAGCGTTACCAGCACTTAGTAGACCTGCTTGTGCTGGATCAAGTGTACCCTTTGTATCAATCGACTGTGGCTTGTAGTTAGTCTCAGGTAGCTGACCAGCACGTGTAGCAAATAAGTTGTACAAGTTCGACAGGTTCTTACGCCTGTTATCAGCGACAGCTTGACCACTACCACGAGCAGCTAGTTTAGAGTTGAGTGCAGCTTTAGCATATGCTGCATTGTTCTCACGCATCATGCTAGCTGCTATATCGTCGAAGTTGCTATTCTGTCCTGTCCGCATGGCCTGAGTAAACACGCGACGACCAGCATCACCACTAGCCTCACGTATACCCATAGCCTGTGCATTGTACAGATCGCCCTCCAACTCAGTGTCACTAGGCGTATAAGTGTTTTGTAGTTGTCTCTTAAAGGTATCAGCAAGTGCTTCTTCTTCAATGCCACGTGAGTAGTTGCGGTCCATGACATTCCGACGCATCGGTAGATCATGTTGCAGCACTTTCTTTTGCTCAGCATCTTGCAATGCTTGCATTTCAAGCACAGCAGGTGCACCTTCAACTACCCAACCTTTACCCGGCACAAAGTGAGTACGAGTGCCGCGTATATCTGTTGTACCTAGCTTCTGCTCAGCACGCACTTTCAACGCCATAGCGATAGCTTCTTGGCGCTCTCGCTCGCGCTGCTGCATGTTCATTATATTGATAGCCCAATTCAACTGATTGGTTTCGTCTTGTGCTTCAGCATTCATTATGCCGCCAGCCAAAGACGCACCAGCACCAGCTAAACCACCTATCAGACCGAACATCTCCATCGTATGTACTCCCTAGAAGATGCCCTCATTCGTGCGCGTATTGTTTGCTGCTTCATTTTGGAATGTATCATACAACGCGCTGCTACCTCCGGTAGTCGGTGTAGGAGTGTTACCAACACGTGCAGCAGCTTTGCCAATGAGTGAGTTAACGTCAAAGAACTCACGCCCACCCACAGCACCACGAATGTCACCTTCAAGCTGACCACCACGTTCGCCAGCATAGCTACGAATGCGGTTAGCTTCAGCATTAGGATCGTAAGTAGTACCGAAGTCCCATTCAGCAGCGCGGTCGAGTGCACTCTGCCGACGCGAGTTAATGTCACCAGTGATGCCTGACAAGATGCCTCTGCCAATGCCTTGCAACTCAGTATTAGCAGTAGCCTTACCAGTGCCAAGATCACGCAGCGCACGGTCGTATACTGCTTGTGAAGCCTGACCACGGCCACGTGCTGCATCCAAGTCGGCAAGTGCATCGTTGTATTGTTGATCGAGGATGCTCGCCAGTATGGGATCATCACGCGTTGAACTGAACTCAGTCTCCGCATAGTACGGGTCGATAGCGGTGTTGAACGATGTACGGTACTTGTTGCGTTGACCAGTACGTGCACCACCTAGTATCTCATCAAGGATAGTTGGAGAGAATGCACTAGAGTAGTCCGCCCCCGGTTGTAGTGATTGATTAGCAGTGTTGATCCTACCAGTGAATTGATCGTAGACACCGTAGGGATCACCGCTCTCGATGCCTAGTGAGCGCAGTCTGTTAGTACCGCTGCTCAATGCACCTGTGTATGCTGCACCACGTGACGATTGCCAAGCAGCATCGCTTGCTTCCTTGGCACGGTTTTCTCTATCTCTATCTTCTTGTGCACGACGCTGTTCACGTTCAAACTCTTGAGCAGCTTCCCATTCACGAGCTTGAGCCTGTTCCATAGGCGACGGCTGCGGAGGTGGAACGTAACCACCACCACCTTTAGTCTCTAGCACGCGCTCGTACTTCTTCTTACGCGGCTTGCGTACTCTGTTAGGAATGTCAGTAGCGTCGCCAGCGTCTACACGTAGCTCGTTGTCATTCGACTTGTTCTGCTTGCTCTTGTGCAACGCCCACGCCGCGATGTGTGGTGCGATCATCGTCGTTACCTTTCTGTTTCAAGTGCTTCACGGCTATGTAGCCTTGCTTCTTATACCCTAATCTATCCAGCATAGTGATAATGCGTTCAACTAATTCAGGTTGTTCATCGTGTTCAACTTGCGTGTATATGTGTTCAACATTCTTGTCCTTAGCCCAATGCTCAAAGTGCCAAATCAACAATGCTGCAACTAGCCCACTACGATGCTCAGGTACAACAAACCACATTTCTTGCTGCGCTATATCAGCCATAGAATACAGACTAGGCCGAATAGTGCCAACGATGTACCCAATACGACGACCGTCGTTGTCATATCCCACCCAAGCATTGAGGTACTTCCTCTCTGGATCGCGTATACATTGTATAACAGCCCGCGCTATTGCACGCACATCAAAGTCACGATCACCACCAAACTCGTTGTGGTGCAATAGTGCGAGTTCTTCTATGTCAACACCCTCTTTAGGTGTTGTTAGCGGCATGACTTTCATCAGTTCATACTCGGTATCTTCACGTTTATACCCGCAATACCAAGTAGTATAATCATCACGTAGACGACGATTATGACGACCAGTACCACACCAAGTATACGAATGATGGTAGCGAACGGTTCACCTAGTGGTATGAGTGCGAGCAGTTGTTGACCTGCCCACACTATCACACCTAGGATAATGAGTAGGAAGATAAGACCTATGATAGTAGCTATCATTTGCCCCTCTGTGCTTTCCTCTTGACGCTGTACGCTATAGCAACAGCTTGCTTCTGCGGCTTGCCAGCCTTACGCTCAGCACGCACGTTCTTACTGAACGCAGCTTTACTTGCAGACTTCTTAAGCGGCATCATAGCCTCCGTGGTTGTTATGCTACTTCCTTACGTGGTCGGAGATACGGGAAGATGACTTCTACTTCATCGTCTGTCTGGATACCTAAGTATTCCATCAAACCGGGAGATATGTCTGCTATTCTATCTGTGTCTACATGCGGTCCCCAATCGCTAGGCCATGCTACGAACGCGCGGCCTGTCTTCGGCGCACGAACGAGTGCAACGTACTTCATACTAGCAAGCTGCTCTTTGGTGAACTCGTCGTAGTCCCAACGCATTGCTATGTATGGCACACTAGGATTGAGCCTACGTGCAAGTCCGCTAGTGTTAGGCGGTTGTGAGGCTAGAAACAAATGCGGTGCAGTTTCAACGTCGAAGATGAATGCAAGCCCCTCACTAGGACTAACACCAGTGTCATTAGGTCCACCGAACCAGCTAACCTTACCGTGTGTTTGCATCGTCATTTCTGCACCCTTTGCAACTTCTCTCGTATCTCGTCAGGTGTCTCACGCACACAGACAGCTACACTGCCAACTTGTATACCTGATCCATTCTGCGCCTGACACTGTTGCGTTGCAGGTCGCACTATCTGCACCTGACTGCTCTCAACCCAAATCGGTGAGCCGTCGAGTGATGTTAGCATGATGAGTACGAGTGTCATCATTAGTAATACGGTATTGTTGGTGGTGTGAAGTTTGCAGTCCAACGTGCTATGCCTTTGCTGATACGTAGTTCGTCAATGCTACCCACATAGTTTTGTCCGCTCTGGCACGCACCAATACACAACGCATTAGAGTTCGCTAAGAGTGCTAGTGATGACGACCAAGTAGTTTGCTGTACGCCGTTCTTAAAGGCGCGGAATGTGTTGCCTTGCCGTGTTACAGCAAGATGCTCCCAAACACCAGAAGCCCATGATCCGAAGTTAGCCGTACTTCCTGTTGCAATGTCCCAAGCACTACCATTGCTGGTCATGTAGATTTGTCGAATGCCTCCGCTGGCATATGACAAAATGAATGCTGGCATTGCAGATGGCAAGTCTCGTGCAATAGCACACACTCCACCTAAACGGTTCTCCCACCAATCAATCGTGAAGTCACCGTTGCCAAATTCCCAATCAGCATGATTTGCGAATGTGACGTAACCACCACCGGGATTGTACAAAGCTCCTAGAGTGTTGCCAACGGCTCCTGATGGATTGTAGATGTATGTATTACCGTTGTTAACTCCGTTAGCTTTCGGAGTGAGTGAACTATCTACCATTACTGTCGAGTTGTGTGCACCATCGAAGTGACACAACAACTTCGTGTATGGATCATTACCACCTACCAATGCAGGATCAGTCGGTGGATATGGTGCAGCAGGTACAGAGAAGCCCGCTGTCCATCGTGCTATACCCTTGCTAACTCGCAACTCGTCAATGAAGCAGTTAGTTGGGTAGTTAGTAGCGGCGTCTGCTGCACCAATGTACAGACCACCAGTTAGTGCGGCCATTGGATCAGTGAAACCTGCTTGTGTGCTCTTGAGTGCACCATTCACAAACAACATCATATTAGTACCGCTGCGAACAACAGCAACGTGCATCCATATTCCTGTAGGAGTTGGTACAGTATTATCAACTAGGTATATATAACGCACAGGACCAGGCGTTCTGTACGCTTCAACAGTGATCTTAGCATTGCCAGCACCAGTAGTGCCATCAATAGCAATCCACAAGCGGTCATTCAAGTCAGGACCGATGTGTGAAACTAACCCGTTCCACGTTGGTGCAATAGCATTCACACGCACCCAAAAGTCGATAGTCCAATCGCCAGTGCCAAACTCCCAATCGGTATTGTAAGGATAACTTATCTTGTCACCTGCACCGTCGAACAGACCTGATGCAGTACCGAACATGACCTGTGCTGACGAAACCTTAGCATCACCTGTAACTGTGGCATAGCCTTTCAGATACATCGAAGCGTCGAAGAACAGCGTCGAGCCTGTTGTGCCATTCATGTGCAGCAGTAGCTTCGTGAAGAAATCAGGATCAGGACCGTATGGCTGTATAGGAGGTGTAAAGTCGCCTGTCCAACGTGACACTTTGCTAATGCGTAGTTCTTCAATATAGCCGTTGTAGTCAAACCCTGTGGTAGCTTCACCAAGTCTGCCTACAGACAATTTACTACCACTAGCATCCAGCGAACCAGCGAACGAAGCAGTACCTTCTGTTACACCGTCGATGAATAGATAGAACAGCGTGCTTGCTCTAACAAGTGCAATGTGATGCCAACCACTGCCAGCGAAGGTTGACAGGCTGGTTATGTTGACAACAGGATTACCTCCTGAGAAGCATACAGCGCTTATCTTGTTGTTAGTACCAATGTCAAAGTCAACAACACGCCCACCTGTTGCATTAGATTGTCCGAACAACACTTGTACAGTACCGAAGCCACCTTGACGATTGAACCAACATTCAACTGTGAAGTTGGCAGAGCCAAATGCCCAATCGGCGCTATTAGGATAGTTGATGCTATCACCAGTGCCATCAAAATACATAGCACCATTACCGAACTTCGATACTAGTGTACTAACTTTGCTGTTGCCAACAACAGCCGCATTGCCATGCCTACCTATTGAGTAGTCTGTGAAGATTGTGGAGTTGTTAGGACCACTACCATGTAACAGCAACACGCAGTCAGCATCATTGCCTGTAGCGCCAACAGGTACACCGCCCTGACGAGCAAACAACGCTGGTGTGTTTCCCGCCAGCATCAGGCAAACCCCGCCGAGAAGGTGCAGTAGACGTCGCCGCTGCTGATAACCACATAGGAAATTATGTCAATCTGGCCGACGACACTTGTTGGCTTCACGCCACCGGGAAATTTGTACATCGCCCCGTAGGAAGTGATCGTGCCGCCGCTATTGATGAGCCGGATCAGCCCTTTCTGACCAACCTTCCAGCTAGTTGGATTTGCAAGTGTTCGCGTCCCTGACGGGATATTCCACGAGAAATCAAGGCCGAGAGAAAAATCTGGCGCAACGCTCGCAGCATCAGTAAGCGCCACCACTGCCGCCGCCGCAGTCCACACCGCGCCGGGTGTAAGCATCTTGGTCGGCGCGGCGTTGCTAATGTATTCGGCAGCGGTAGCGGCAGACGGTACAGCAGCCGTGACGAATGCTGTTGTAGCTATACTAGTATCATTGTCACCCTGACTAGGTGTAGGCGCTGTAGGGTTGCCTGTGAATGCAGGACTGGCTAGTGGAGCTTTAAGTGCATCTGCAGCATCGACATATGTCTTGTCAGCTTTTAACGCTATAGCTGTATCTTGCGTTGCGTTCTGCGTGTTGACATAAGTCGTATCAGCTTTAGCATTGATGTTCGTTTGCAGTGTAGTATCTGCCGCCTGATAACCGGCAACGATAGTTGCATCTTGGCTATCAACGTAGGTCTTATCGGCCTTCGCGTTTATTGTAGTATTCTGTGCGGTATTAGCAGTATCAACGTACAACTTCGTCGTTGCATGGTCGTCAACAGTAGGCGTACCAACGTGCACCTGTGCAAACGTAGGCGTATCAGTAACACCAACACCAATGTTCTCAGCCGCAGCCAGTGGATCAGCAACGTCGCTAAGGTTGTTAGCACTTTGCATGTCACCCGAACCGCTGCCACTCGTTCCTGAGTTGCCAGTACGTGTGAATGCGATTGCAAGATGATCGTCAGGAGCAACAACACCGCCATGCGAGATGTGTATAACTGACACCTCTTGCCATGTGCCGTGGTCTATGACAGGACCATTAACATCAAGCACCATGTAGTTCTCAGGCGAGGCAGTGTTGCGAATGTAGATACTACCGCGTGATGTTAAGTTGGTGCTATCATCCCACGTGATGACCCAAGGGCTGACATTAGGATTACCGAAGTCGGCGCTGTTTGCACTCAGTATAAGTCGCGTGATGCTAGTAGGTATAGCACTATTAAAGCGCGACTTACCTACACCGGGATCAGCTACAACAGTACTAGCATCGAAGTCCCAACGAAACGCACTCTGTGCACTCGTCGCCGCAGATGCAGCTTGACTAGCTTCCGCGGCGCTAGCTGCTGCTTCTGCTGCCGACTGAGCGGCATCTGCTGCACTCTCTGCCGCAGCATCCACAGACAACACGATGTTGGTGGCGTCGAAGATCGTCTGCCAGAAGGCGGCATCAGGAGGGAAAGTAGTACTAGAGGTGTGCGACGTAGTGCACAGGTAGTAGGCGTAGTCATCTACTACAACAATGTCACCAAGAGCAAACACCGTAAGAGGTGTCCACGGACCACGAAACAGTGGAACGCCTAATAGCTGCAATGTCCAGTAGGTAGGATTAGCTGTACGGTCGTCAGCAAAGGTGCCAGTTGCAGCGCTTGTATGTTGTACTAAACATCTATACAAATCACCAGTCTGCGCGTCAAATGTTCTATCGCCTATAACATACAAAGTACTATTCAACCACTCACCACGCACAGGCGGCGTGCCGAGTTGTAAGAACATACTATCAAGCTGGTTCCAGTTCGCATACTCATGTGTATGCCAACGTGGAGTGTCGAAGTTAATGAGTTTGAAGCCGTAGTTAGGAGTATAGCCGCGTATATTAGCTACCATCACATCGCCCCTCTCTACGAGCGGCGATTGAGCCATATATCTTCTTGTTTGTATAGTAAGCTAGATAGCACATTTTCTCTACTTTGTCAATAGCCTACATAGTAGTATCTACTAGCCGCGCACAACGCTTCCTTTCTGATACAGGAAGCTG